AAGATTTCTATTCGACATGGTGCGACATCGGCAGCTTGTACGGGAAAGAACTGTATCAGGCATTAAGCATCGAACTTCACAGCACGGTCATTTTTGAGGTCAGATACTGCAAAAAAATCAAAGAGGTTTGGAAGAACCTGAAGGAATTCGTCATCAGGTACGACGGCGACCTTTATGACATCTATGCGGTGGACTTCAAGAAGAATGAGCGGGACAAGGTGCAGCTGAAAGCGAACCGCGCAGATTGACGTGTCAGAATCTGACACCGGGGGAAAAGCATGAAGATCACGATGGAATTTGTGGGGCTGGACAAGCTGATGAAACAGATCGAAAGCCTTGCAACTGCGACGGAAATCGACGCAATGAACAAGCGCATTTTCCAGCGGTGCGCCGACGTGACAGAACCGAAAATGAGGGCGAACATGTCCCGGTCAGCAGACAATTCAAAGAGCGGACGCACCGGCTATAGGCCGACGGGACACGCGGCGGACAACATCCCGGTCAAAGTGTCGAAATCAAAGGCGGAAGTCGGATGGAATCTGAAAGGCGATGCTGAAAATTTCTTCTACATGAAGTTTGTGGAATGGGGGACGACGAAACAGCCCGCGCAGGATTTCATTTATAACACGTTGGACGCGGTGAGCGATGAAATATCCAGCATCGCGGAACAGGAATGTCAGACGATGTTGAATCAGAAGCTAGGAGGGTAAAAGGGTGGACATTATCGAAAAATCGGCGGAAGCCCTGAAACCTATTTCTGACGACGGAATCATCGTCCGGCAAGGGTGGTATGAAGAAAGCCTGAAGCAGCTGCATGTGACCCTGTGGAATCTGTCGGACTATATCGCGGCACATTCGGACGACGATGAAGAAGTCGAAGCGGGAATGGTTCAGGTAAACATTTGGTCAGCCGAAGATCAGGTGTCACTGAAGAAGCGAATCAAAAAACTGATGCGCGGGGCCGGGTTCAGGTTCGTTGAAGGACACGACGAACTGGAAACCGACACACGGGTATTCATCAACGCAATGCGCTTCCTGCTGGTGCAGGAAGCAGAAAATGAAAGTGAGGTATAAACAGCATGGCAGCAGAAGTTCAGAACATCGTAAGAAGTAGGACGAAATCTTTCCGCGATCTGTATGTCGCACAGGTCATCACCAACACGGACAAGCTTTACGAGGCGGGAACACCCGTCAAGCTGGCGCGGGCGATCAAGGGCAAGGTGTCCGACAAGTTCACGACAGAAAAGCTTTATTCCGATGACGGCGTGGAAGAGATCATGGAACACTACGAAGGAACCGATGTCGAATTCGAGGTCAACAGCTTGGCACCGCAGGACAAGGCGCTTCTGTTCGGGCATTTGTACGAAAACGGGTTTCTTGTCAAGAACAAGGACGACAAGGCCCCGGAAGTCGCCGTCGGCTATCGCGCGAAAAAGCTGAATGGAAAGTATGAATTTGTCTGGCTTTACGTCGGAACATTCGGTCAGGGATATGACGACGAATATGAAACCGACGCAGACAAGACAACCACACAGACGGCGACCTTGAAGGGAAGCTTCTACGAACGCGCGATTGACGGCAACTATCAGGTAAGCGTGGACGAAGGAAACCTGCTTGCAGAGAACACCGATGCGTCTGCGGCGATCAAGGACTGGTTCGGCGAAGTGCAGGAACCGAAGGCAAAAGGCTAACAAGGGGAGGGTGTAAAAATGGCGGATAAAGAGCAGCAGGGCCGTGCGTTGGTTATCGGCGGAAAAACCTACATTCAGCCGAAGGCGGGCATCGACGCTTATTTGCACTATCTGGAAGTGCGCGATGGTGTCATGGAAACCGAAGGCAAGACGGGACTTTACACTGCGAAGCAGTTCCGGGACATCATGGACTGCATCGTGGAAATGTACGGCAATCAGTTCACCGTGGCGGAAATGGCTGACCCGGAAACGGGAATGACCGTCGATCAAATCATCTTCGAGTTCGCCGCGATTGAAGTCGGCATCGGGCAAAATGTCAACGAGAGCATGGAGCAGATGCAGGAAAATTTTATGCAGGGCAAATAATGCCCGAACTGACGCTACTGTGCGGATGTGACGAACATGTATGCGCAGGGGTGTCAGTTGGTCAATACAGAAAGTATATGGAAATCATGGAGCGGGACGACGGCGCGGGCGCAGCCGCTGCAATGCGTATGAATGAAGCGGTTCTGAAGATCGTGTTCAATGTGTCGTCACGGGAAGTGAAACGGGCGGATGTGGTGGACTACCTGACAGCGGCAAAGACGATTCACTTCGTCATGCAGGAAATCATCACGAAGAAATTCCTTGACCTAAATCCAGAACACCCGGAAAAGCAAGAAAAGTCCGCATTCGACGACTACGACGAAGAAAACGGCTACAACGAAGATGACGGCGATGTCAGTATCTGGCGAGTATGCCGGGATAATGTTGACCGCGTCGTGAAGCTGTGCATCCGGGCGTTCCATGATTCCTATACGACTGTCATGAATGCGGACATTATGGCCCTGCTGGACTATGTCGCATTTGAAATAGCGACGATCAACGAGAAATAAGAGGGGGTGCGCGAAACGTGGCTGAAGCGTTAATTAAATTTGGTGCTTCGATGTCTGAATACAACGCGGCTATGCGTCAGGCGGCGCAGGAAATGAAGAATCTGTCGTCTGAATATAGCCTTGCGGCGGCACAGGCAAAGCTGAACGGGTCAGCGACGGATGCGCTGCAAGCGAAGGTCACTGAATTGACTTCCAAGATGGAAAAGCAGAAGTCCATTGTGGAAACGAACAAGACCCAAGTGCAGACCCTAACGAGCAACCTTGACAAGCTGAAAACGAAGCACGAAGAAACCGGGCAAAAGGTAGACGCAGCGAGAAAGGCTTATGAAGAAAGCTGTGAAGCAACCGGGAAAAATTCGGAAGAATCGCAAAAGCTGAAGACCGAACTGGAAAAACTGGAATCACAGTATGCGCAGGAAGAAAAACAAATCCAGCGGACGGAAACGGCCTTGACCAAAGCGGAAGGAACGGTCACACAGTCGGAAGCGGCACTTGCCGAAATGGAAGCTGAATTGAAAGAGGTCAACGCGGAATTAGCACGTCAGAAGTTCGACGAATACGCTGAAAAAGCGCAGAAAGTCGGAACAGCCGTTGAGAGTGTCGGGAAGAAAATGACGGTCTTGACAACGGCAATCGTCGGCGTTGCGACGGCAGCGGTCAAGACAACGGCTGACTTCGATTCGCAGATGTCCACGGTGCAGTCCATTTCGGGCGCGACAGGGGACGAATTTGAAGCCCTGAGAAACAAAGCTATTGAAATGGGGTCGAAAACGTCCTTTAGCGCGTCCGAAGCCGGGGAAGCTATGGAATACATGGCGATGGCAGGATGGACAACACAGGATATGCTGGACGGAATCGCGGGCGTTATGGATGCGGCAGCAGCGTCGGGCGAAGACCTTGCGTCGGTGTCCGACATTCTGACGGACGGACTGACAGCGTTCGGCCTGTCGGCATCAGACAGCGCACACTTCGCGGATGTGCTTGTTCAGGCATCGAACAGCGCAAACACGAATGTCAGTATGATGGGCGAAACATTCAAATATGCGGGCGCGGTGTGCGGAACGCTGGGAATCAGCGTAGAAGATTGCGCAATAGCGACAGGCCTGATGGGAAATGCGGGTATCAAGGCATCGAACGCAGGAACAGCTTTACGGACTGGCCTATCGAACCTTGTGAATCCGACAGACGAAATGGCCGCGGCGATGGAAAAATATGGTGTGTCGCTTCAAACCACCGACGACGGAAGCGTGGACTTCATGGCGACAATGCTGAATTTACGCGAATCGCTGGGGTCACTAGATGCGACCACACAGGCGGCGGCAGTAAGCACAATCTTCGGAAAGAACGCAATGTCTGGATGGTCGGCAATAATCAGCGCGACGGACGAAGACTTCCAGAGCCTGACGGATGCGATTTATAACTGCGACGGCGCGGCGCAGGAGGCAGCGGACATCAAGTTAGACAATCTGAACGGGCAAATAACTATTCTGAAGTCCACCATTGAAGGAATTTCAATTCAGATCGGTGACATTTTAATGCCAACGATCCGGAATATAGTTGCAAAAATCCAGGAATGGGCAACATGGTTTTCAAATCTGGATGACAGCGGCAAAAAAACAGTCGTAACAGTCGCGGGCATCGTTGCCGCGATTGGCCCGCTTCTGCTGGTGATAGGGAAACTGATTACGTTCAGCGCGTCCGTGTCATCCGGGCTGGGTACACTTGCGG